CCTCGATATAGTCGCCGCCAACAGATTTTACATTGTTGAGCGGAGTACGGAATGTGAAAATGCGATCGTTGGTACCATCGGTTAATGTGACGGGGTTGCTAAAGAGTCCCATTTGGATTTCCTTCCAATTGTATGTTCTCACGGAATTTCGTCTCCGTGTTAAACGTCCCATTGCTGGGAAACGAAGCCAGAATAGCCTTAAATCATACAGCGTAACAGCGCCGCCAGCGTTTGAGCTTGGCCTAAACTTGGCCAGCTAAGCTTAGGCGTTGCCACACCTCGGTGTGGTTCTGCCAGGCGCCGTTCGTAGTGAGTGTAGTCGTAGCCGCTTAGAGGTATGCGATTCGCACTGCCTCCAGCAGTCATTTGGCCATTAATACACAGCCAATACGACCTAGGATCCCTCACTGCCACGTAACCGCTCTGAGCCTTGTATTCCAGGCTCTCACAATATTGTTTGAGCAGCAGCGTGACATTTGGATCGAGGGACATGTTGTGGATTGAGTCGGCGACATTAGCGAACATGTCGACAACCCAGGTGAATGGGACGTAATTCCATATCACCTCAGCTGTTAGGTCCATTCCCCAGAACTTCCTCATCGCACGTAGAGCGGGACGCTTCTGATATTCGTAGAAGTATTCCATAGTCGCGGTGTAAGACAAACTCACCTCGGACTTAAGCTCTCTCCAGTAGTAATTATACGTGGAGTAACGTGGATCCACTATGGTGTCCTTATTCAGGACCTCCCGATAGTGAGAGGAGTTGACGATTTCACCATGTTTTTTGAAATCGTCTTGTGCTGTTGCGACACATTGATGCATCTGTTGCATAATACTTAAAGTATCAGCGATAGTTGGATCAATGGCAAGTCGTTTTGTCAACAGCATACTGGCAAGACCTCTGGTGGTGTAGTCGAGATTTTTGAGCAGTTGGGGAATATCTCGGATTTTCACGTCCTCGATAGACCTTCCAACAGCCCGACTAGCTTTTGACACAACCTTCTTAAGGGATAGCAACGACTCACTATAGTGCCTGAAAGGCACCTTAATGGCGT